TCATTGGTAGACGTATTTCTAAAGATGTCTCTAAAAAACAACAGGAGCTAACGCCTGAAGAGGTTGCAATGGGTAGAAACGTGTCTGATTACTTAAAACAGATAGGAATTTACGGTGCGTCCAACAACCATTCTTAAATCTGACCTTCTACGCATCATTAAACGTTTTATTGCGGATGAAAACCGTGGAATATCGCTCAAACTGTTTGCAGAGGTCGCTGGCATCAGTTTAAGTACGCTGACAGACACTTTTCAGAAAGAAACGTATCCAATCACCGAATATGTGCAGATTCGCGTCTCTAAAGCCTATATTTCTTGGCAAAAGGGCGAAATAGCCGTTATGCAGAACTGGGACAACACAAGATTCACCGAATACCGCAAAGTTGCCAAACCACGCTTGGCTAGAGGCTATGGATTGCAAGTTGTAGGTGGCGAGATCAAAATGAAGCTAGGAATTGTAAACAAGGCAGACTACAACCATAGTCTTGCCGATCAACTTGATAGGGGATAAATGATGAGTAGAATACTGAGAGATTACAAATGTCAGGAACACGGCTTCTTTGAAGGCTTTGAACCGACTTGTCCACAGGGGTGCACAGATGAACTGGTTCTACAAGTGTTTCTTAAAAGCCCTGGCTTTGTTTCAGACAAGTCCAAAGCAGCCGATTCACACTTGCGAAATCTTGCGAGCGAATTCGGAATGTCTGACATCAAGTCCACCCGTGAGGGCGAGAACCAAGCCGGCTACCTCAAGCGCAACAACAAGTTCAGCGAGAAAGAATACGCAGAGGCCGAAAAGTACGCCACTCCCAAAAAGCGTGGCCGCCCCCGCAAAGACTCCCAAGTCCAACCTGTACCGCCGCCGCAGCAGCAAGAAGCTAGAGCCGGTGATTCAGCAATTTGGGGCGGTGGATTCCAAGGCATGAATATGCAATCCGTCTTGGCCGGACGCTTTAACCAATCCGTTAAAGGTGAGCAAGTGGGCTTGACACCACAGGCAGCCGGCATACAATCAGGACCAAGGGTTGATCCCCGTGCAACAATGCAAGATCCACAAAACCTGAAGATCAAAACATAATGCGTATCCCACCAAACAATGATGAGCGCGAGAATTTTTATCTTGACCTGATAGAAAAGTGCATGGTCTCGCGTGAAGAACGCGTGGCTGACTATGGAACACTCCGGTCTTATTATTTGTTTGGTGCTGGCCCTGAAGAGCCGCCCGCGTACTTCAACAAGATTCACCCGCACTTAGATCAACTCACATCGTTTTTGTACTCCGCTGAAAGCACTCGGTTTTCAGTCAACGTGGGTGCCGCGGTAGCTGATGATGAACACCGCAAAGTGCCAAAGCTCACAATGGCTCTCAACGATGAGTGGCTTAATTCCAATGCTGACCAAGTATTCTCAACAGCATTAACTTGGTCATTGGTCTACAACACCACCTTTGTCAAACTGGTTTACAAGAAAGGAATTAATCCCTACATGATTGAGCCAGGTGCAATGGGTGTGTTGCGCGAAGACACCCCTTACGTTCACCGCCAAGAAGCTATTTGTCAACGGTATTACATTACTCGTTCTGAACTTTATTCGCAATTGTACACACATCCTAAACGTGAAAAAATTGTAGAACGCGTAACAGGCAACATTAAGAACACAAGTAACGATGGGGCAGATGGTGGAGATGGCGTAGCCCGTATTGTCATGTCGGCCACCAACCCAACCATCTACGGCCAAGTCAATATGGACTTGTACGGTATGAATAAATACCGTGCGAGAGTTGCCGAAGAAACTATTGAGATGACCGAATTGTGGATTTGGAATGATGAAATTGATGATTATCAATGCGTCACAATTGCCTCTCCTAATGTCATCATCTATGACCGCCCAGGCGAATCACTTTTTCTCAAAGGCGAACATCCTTTTGTTCAAATCTGCCCAAATCCCCAATACGATTACTTTTGGGGACAGTCTGAAGCGCAAAAGCTTATGCTCTTGCAAAGTCTGCGTAACAACCGCATGACTGAGATTCTCGACCTGTTATCCAAACAAGTCTCGCCTCCAACTTCTTTGACCGGCTTTACTGGCATCCTAGACGAAAAGAACTTTGCGCTTAACCGTGCGGGTGGTTTGCTTGCAAGTGATATGCCTAACGCTAAAGCAGAGCGTATGGGTCCAGAGATGCCAAGCAATCTTTGGGAAGTTACTCACGAAATTGATTCAATGTTTTCTGAAGTGTCGGGAATATCAAACGTACTCTCAGGCCGCGGAGAATCCGGTGTTCGCTCACAAGGCCACGCCAGTCAGCTTGCTCGTCTAGGTTCAAGCCGCGCTAAGAAACGTGCCCTCATTGTCGAAGACAGTCTGGAAAAAGTAGCAACACTTTATCTTAAATTGATGCAAGTCTACGATCCCACGCACTTTAAAGATACTGAAGGCACGCCCTTTATTGCAGAACAATTTACCCGTGATTTTGTGGTCAAAGTTGATGCTCATTCCAACTCACCAATATTTACAGAAGATACTAAAGAATTGGCGTTTAGCCTATTTAAAGCCCAAGCTATTGACAAAGAATCTTTACTTGATATGCTAGAGCCACCAATGAAACAATTGTTGAAAGACAAATTGAAACGGCGCATGGAAAAGGAAGCCTCACAGCCCAAACCTGAACCAGACGCTAAAAAGGAAAAATAATGGCCGCAAATGTACAACCCAAGGCAGATCAGCCGCGAGTCACTACAGAGTCATTAAAACGTGGTGAACAAAGTCCAAATGTGCAGTATCGTGTATCAACTAAAAGTTTTGACCGAAATACGCCAGGCCGCAGTTATGGCAGGGCAGTAAGAGGTTAGGAAGGATACCTGTTCAGGGTATAAAAGGGGTTGGCTGCCTTCCCTAAAATTTGGTGGCCGTCATTCTTTAAGGAGTGCACTATGCGTAAATCGCGTAAAGGCCGTAAATCACGCAAGTAATTTTAGGGGTTAAACCCTAAGATTATCGTGTAGCCGATAAGTCCTGCCGAGGGTCGGGAACCAAAAAAATTACTCCTCCTCTTGACAAACGCGTACAGAGGATTATTCTGTCGCAAATTACCTAGGAATTTGATATGGCTGTCCCACCAGATCAGTTGATGGCACTAATGAAAAGTCAGAAGGATTCTGCCACACCAGGCGGCGTACCTCCGACTCCAGAAGGCCCAGCAGGAATGTCAGAGCCATCTGCCCCTCCGATGGCAGCACCCATGTCTACTCCAGAACCCAAGATGGGTAACCGCGAAGCCGCGTTGATTAACGTGGGCATGGCGATGGATTTGCTTGAGCAAAGTTTGCCGGCTCTAGGTAGTGAATCTCCTGAAGGACAAAAAGTTCTTGCGGCCATTCGCACAGCCTCTAGCATTCTTGGTACGCGCAAAGCAAAAACCAACGAATTGCAACAGTCAGAAATTTTACAATTGTTGCAATCATTGCCACAGGCCGGTGGTGCTTCACCCGAAGCCAAAGCAATGTCAGCGGCTCCACCAGTACCAGGCATGACACCACCAGGTGCGCCTCCGGCTCCTCCTCCAGGTGCGGGTGGCGGTATGCCTCCTCCTCCAGGCGGTATGCCACCAGGTATGCCACCACCACCAGGCGGCGGTATGCCGCCACCAATGTAAAGGAATCAAAATGGACTTATTCAAGCCACGCGGTGCCTCGGCTCCACGCAACCCCACCGATAACAACCAGAAAAACGGGCAAATTGTTAACACGCCCCGTTATTCGCAATTCGGTGGTTTGACCTCTGCTCCTAAAGCAGGGTACAAAAACATGATGAACTTGTCTCGCCCAGGCGATACCAAGAAAGTCATCTAAGTAACTAGGGGATAAAGATGAGCTTAGAAGACGTATCAATTGAACAACGTGATGAGTTAGCGAGTCTAGCCAAGCGTCTTGCGGATAACCCTGCTACGCGCAAAGAATTTTTGCGTATGACGCAACGCATCAACCCTGACATGGTAATTCCAGAGTTACAACTTGAGGATTACACAGAGAACAAGGTTAACGCTGCCGAACAGCGGGTCATGCAATTGGAAAACAAACTGCATGAAAAAGAAATTCGTGAGCAACTTGATCGTAAACGCCGTTCTTTGAGAGAAAGCGGCATTGCTCAATCAGACGAAGATGTTCAAGCAATTGAAAAAATCATGCTTGAGCAAGGTATTACAAGCCACGACACAGCCGCACAGCATTGGGAATGGATGAAGCAAGCAGCAACGCCTACTCCATCAGGTTACAACCCCAACATTATTAACAAGTTTGACTTGTCAAAGTATTGGAAAAACCCCCAAGGTGCTGCGCGTAGTGAAGCGGCTACTGCATTGCAAGAAATTAGAAACCAAGGTCGTAGACCTATTGGTGTTTAGTGTTAAATGTTGGGGATAATTTTTTTAATCTAAGGAGCCTGCTATGCCTATAGGCGGCGGAATTTTACCAGCATCAGGTAGCTCACAATACAACGAGCTTACCTATGTCACAAGACGGGCGTTTATCCCCAAACTTGT